GTTAAGTTACTATAATTTTTGTTAACAAAAGCTACTAATCCAAATTCAAAGTTTAAAATTGAATCTTTACGTTCTTTCACTGAATCTTCTCCAAATTTTCTAAGACCTTCTAAATTTTTATCAATAGCTTTATCTCTAATATCTATTAATTGTTCTATACTTAAATCTTCTAAGTTTTTAGAGACCATTTCTTCATTATATTTGGTTACATCTTGTCCTTTCACATTAGTATTTTCATCAGCGAAAACAAATACAGTAGTTGATAAGCTTAAAATCATTGTCATAATAATTGAACTTATATTTTTTTTATTTAACATATTAAACCTCCCTCTTTAATATATGTATTAATACTTGCCAAAACAAAAATCATATTCTACTAAAATTTAAAACAAGTTTATCACCGTTTTTTTCTAAAAGAGCGTTTACTAAATATCATAATATAATCCTCCCTTTCTAGTATTATTTATATATATAACGAATAAAGAATCGTTTTTTAGACACTTATATATAAATTTTTTTATTAATTATCAAGAATTAATTTTTAAGTAAGATTTAATTATCAAGAGTAGAATCATAATATATAAAATAAACAATCAAAAATAGTGTAAAAACTAATACTTTTTGTTAATATTAATAGATAAAGATAAACTAAGGTGGTGATTAAACTGACAATAGAAGAATACAAAAATAAATACTCTACTGGAGATAAAATTATACTTTCCTTAAAGAGTTTTGATAATAAAGAACTATACTATCATGAAACTGATAACATATTAAATTCAAAAGATGAAATAGATAGATTAACATCAAGCAAGATATTTAAAATAATAGAAGATAAAAATGATTTAGCCTTAGAGTCTTATTATTCTAGTGTAATAGAAGGTGCCTTTTCAACTAGAAAGATTGCAAAATCTATAATTAGAGGAAAGATGAAACCAAGTAATAAAAGTGAGTATATGATTTACAATAATCATAGAGCCTTAGAATATGGATTAGATAATTTAGATAAATTATATAGTCACAAATTTATATATAATTTACATCATATATTGGGTGAAAACTGTTTAGATTCAGAAGAATATGAATATAGAACTGAAAAAGTATATGTATGTGATTCAAAAGGTGAGATTATACATACAGGACTTGATCCTTTGAAAATATATAATTTTATGGATGAATTAATAATTTTTATGGAAAATAGTAAAGTAAATGATTTAGTAAAGAGTACAATAATTCATTTCTACTTTGTATATGTTCATCCTTTTAGTGATGGTAATGGAAGAACATCAAGAGCCTTATCATATCTATATTTAATTAATAAAGGATATGATACTTTTAAAGAGTTTTCAATATCATATATAATATCTAAAAACAGAACTAAGTATTATAAGGCTATACTAGATGTAGAGAATAAAGGATATAATTTAACTGTATTTATAGAGTTCATGCTAAAGTCTATAATACAATCTATCAATGAAATGCGTGATATGCATGATAGGAAGTCTTTAGAGAGTATATTAAAAGAGGAATTATTTGAAAATGATATAACTCTATCAGCAACAGAAGAACATATATTAAAATATATCTGTAGTAAAGATAATTATTCTATGACATTAGAGAACTATATCAAAAAGAATAAAGGTAGATACTTAAAGGCTGGAATAAAAGAAATCGAATTAGTTGACCAGTTGATGGAAGTGTTTAATAATCTTGAAGAAATAGAGATTTTATCTAGAGAAAAGGATGTATATAAAGTTAATGAGAAGTACTTGAATATGCTTGAAATAAGTTAAATTGAAGCATATAAAAATAAAAAGTATATAAAGTTATATAATATAATAATAAGCCCTCTATGAATCGCTCTTAATTGAGTTTTCTTAGAGGGTTAAATTTTTCATTCTTAAAATAAAAAGATTTTTATTTTGTCCAAAATTACTTTTATTATTCGTTATATATATAAATAATCTTATAAGGAGGTCTAAATTATATGATATTAAATAAAACTATTATGAAATAAGACAAGGTTTGATTGTGAAGTTATATAAAAAGATTATTTTTAATATAACTAACAGGTTATATGACAGTGTTTATAGAATAAATATTTAAGTAAAGGTAGTAAAATATTATGTTAAAGAAAAAAATAATAAGTTTTTTAATGGCAGGAATATTTGTTTTATCTAGTGGATATAATTTGGTTTATGCATCTACTTTTGAAGAAAATGAATATAAACAAGAACTTGTTAATGAAAACGAATTTACTATTATTAATAGCAATGAAAATGAAATGATTGTGGATAAAAAAGGCAATAACACTTATGTTTCAACAAAAGTTACACCTGGTAGTTGGAAAAATGTTAAATATCTAGGTCAAAAATCACGCAAATTAAGTTCTCCTTATACAAGAGAAAGAATTATACAAACTATTCAATGGGGATTAGGTTATCTTTCTGGAGGGTCATCTTTTTTATTAGGTTTAGCTGAGAGTATTTATAGAGAAAAAGTATATGACATTACTAAATATGGAGGCGTATATACAAAAACATACTATAGGAGACAAATAACTGATATTAGAAACAGTCATGCTAATGTTCCTGTTCCATACAGATATGAATATGTTACATATTTTTATAGCTCATCTAACTTTAAAAAAGTTGTATATACTGAAAGAGTAGGAGATGGTATAAAACTAGCAAATAACTAGGAGGAAATATATGAATAATAAGAAAAAATCATTCTTGATTTCTGGCACTATAAACGTAATTTTATTAATCATTGTTTTTGCATTGTTTAGTTATAATATTATAGAAAATAGTACACGAAATATGATAATAACTGTAATTTTAATTTTTATTTTTGAAATTATAAAAATAAAGATACTAGAGAAATATTATAATCTATAAACAAGAAATATCTTTCCTAAGAGCATATTGTAAAGTATGCTGGTACAAATTTACATTACAAACTATCTATTCTGATGTAAAAATAAAATCAAAACTCCAATTAATTTACAAAAAGCATGGCAAATCTTTAACTCTAGTTTTACATTTATGCTATAATATTATTTATAGAGTAAACATAGGTGGAGGTATCAAAGATGGTAGTAGGTTATATGAGAGTTTCAACAGCAGAACAAAATGAAGATAGACAATTAGTTACAATGAAAAAGCATAATGTAGAAAAAATGTATCAGGAGAAAATAAGTGCCAAAGATACTAAAAGATCAAAACTAAACGCAATGTTAGATTTTGTAAGAGAAGGAGATACAATAATTGTACATGACTTTAGTAGACTTGCTAGAAGTACTAAAGACTTATTAGAAATAGTTGAGCTCTTAGAAAAGAAACATGTAAAGTTAATTAGTGATAAAGAAAATTTAGATACAAGTACACCTACAGGAAAACTTATGCTTACAATGCTTGGCGCAATATATGAATTTGAGAGAACAAACATGTTAGAAAGACAACGAGAAGGTATCTCTATAGCTAAAGAACAGGGTAAATATAAAGGACGTAAAGAAGTTAAGATAGACAACTTTGGTAGTTATTATGATAGATATAAAACTAGAGAACTTAATAAGACTCAATTGGCTAAAGAATTGGGAGTAAGTAGACCAACATTAGATAGATTAATAAAGAGCCATGAGAGTAACTAAGAAGAGCAATATATATGCTTAAGTTAATTTTAGTGGGGCAAATTCATAGAATTATGCCCTTTAATTATGTTTAAAATAATTATAAATAACTGTTTTTCAGTATAGGGGGTATCCTTCTATTTCAAAAAAGTATTATTTATAGAAAATGAGTTCTAGAAATTTTCTAGCAAAAATTAAAAACCAGAGACATATTTCAAAGAGGGTGATTTTATTAGAAAAAAATTTGCATTGTTTATTTTATTAATTGTATTACTCACTGAACCTAAAAAAATAGAAGAATTAAGAGGAAGTAAATACGAGTGGATAATTTAGAAAGAAATATACAATTAATATTTAGTTATATGGCAAAGACCTTTATAAGAAATGGAGCAACTATAAGAGAAGCTGAAAAAGAAGCAAATGAGATTATAAAAACTAATTCAAGCAATCTTTGGGGAGTTAATGGCCTAGCTTATCAGCTTGGAAAAATAAATTTAGAATTTTTCTGTATGTATTTTATACAAGACACATATTTACCAAAAGAAGATAATGTTGCTGCTCCTATAGCTAAAGTTCATCATGAGTTATGGGAAGATATACAAGAGTCTATAATTGGAGATGGTTCACAGCAATTAGGAAGAATTTATCCAAGAGGAACAGGTAAAAGTGCATTTGGAGATTTAGCAACAACTGTATGGTCACATTGTTATAAACATAAGACATATACTTTAATTTGCTCTGATATAGGCTCTACAGCAGAAAAATTCGTAAAAGATATAAAAAATGCATTACTTGAAAATGAGTATATTAAAAAAGCATTTGGAGTTCTCTTAAATGATAATGATAGAAAATATATTTGCAATAGTACTCAATTAGAATTAACTAATAAAACCTTTATTGAAGCAATATCATCTTCATCACCAATGAGAGGAAAAAAATACAATAATAATCGTCCAGATCTTATCATACTTGATGATTATCAGTCAGAAGAAAATGTTAGAACAGAAGATGCTAGAGAGAAAAAATTTAAAAAATTTTCTGATGATGTAAAATATGCTGCTTAAAAACCAGTAATAAGAAATGGTAAGATTATAAAAAGAGGAACAACTTTTATAGCATTAGGAACCTTACAACATAAAGAATGTTTCTATAGTAGGCTAAAGAATTTACCAACTTGGAAATTTAAATGTGAAAAAGGAGTTTTAGTTGATAATGTAGATGAATTATTTAATTCTGGTTTATGGCTTAATTTCAAAGAGTTGTTATTTGATTTCAAAAACACAAATCATCTTGAAGATGCTAAAGAATTTTACTGGGAAAATGAAAAAGAAATTAAATTTCCTATATTATGGCCAAGTTTTTGGAATTGTTTAGACATGGCTTTAAGTTATTACGAAAACCCAACATCTTTTAAACAAGAGGTACAAAATGATGTAAATTCAATAGGTGAGAAATGGTTTAAAACAATCAGAACTTAATCTAGAGAATGTATAGAAACTCATACATTCAAAAAGACAATGTTATTATGTGACCCAGCATCTGCAGGTGGTTCTAAACATGACTATAGTGCTTTTCTTGTTGGAAGTGAATCAGAAAATGGTTTACTATGTGGCAGATTGGCAGAACTAGCCAAAATAAATGCTAGAACTGATTTTGATAAATATATATTGCATATGATTTATTTATTAAAAGTGTATCCAGATATAACACATGTTTATATAGAAAAAAATACATTTAATGGTACAGCTGCTAATCAATTAGAACTTAAAATAAAAAATGATGATGTTCTTTACTACAGAGATATAGAAATCATTAATGAGCACCAAAAGAAAAATAAAGATGATAAAATCTCTACTTTAATACCTGTTTTAAATAAAGGTCAAATGATTTTTGCAGAAGAGGATAAGGCATTTATACAGCAAATCCTTAATTTTACAGGACAAAAGTACTCTCTACATGATGATGCACCAGATATATCAGCAGAATTTATAAATAGGATTTTTAATATTAAAGTAAATGAAAGTATTACACTATTAGATAGAAGAAATTTAGGTCTTTGATTGTATGGAGGTGATGCATTAAATGGAAATAGATTTAAGTTTATTAAGAGAAATATATGAAGACTAGAGTTTAAAAAAGCAAGAATACAACACTATGTATAAGTATTATAAAGGTGAAACAGATGCTATTAGTAACTATAAAATGGTTACCAAGAGGTCTAATAATAAGATAAACACTAATTTCTTAAAAAAGTTTATTAATGAAGAGGTCGCTTATTCTCTTGCAAATAAAATCACCTATACAAGTAGATTAGGTGATGAGAAGATTATAAATGATTTAGAATACTATACTTGCCATTGGAGTAAAAAGCACGATTCAGATTTATTGAGATATACACTATTATTTGGATTTTGCTATGAACTTTACTATGTAAAAAACAATGAAATGAAAGTAAGAATAATAAAACCAACAGATGGCTGCCATTATGAAAATGAAGATGGAGAGACCATCTATTTTTTTAGAGAATTTAAAAAAGATTTTAAAGATGATATTTATATAGATGTATATGATAAAGAATACATATATCATTTTGATTCAAATTTTAAAGAGATAGAAAAACCTACAGTAAATAATATATTTAATGGTAATGTTCCAATATCAATTTGTAAAAGAAGTGAAGAACTAGGAAAAAATACAATATTCAATGATATAAAAGGATTACAAGATGCTTATGAAACTAATTTAAGTGATATAAGTAATGAAATTAGTGATTTTAGAAATGCTTATTTAACCTTCTCTGAATGTAATATTAAAGAAGATGATTTGCCAAGGATGAAAGAACTTGGAATACTTCAAGTTAATGGAGATGGAAAAATAGAATGGCTTATTAAAGACATGAATGATACATTTGTTCAAAATACACTATCTTCAATAAAAGAAAACATATATAAAATTACATCTCATATAAATCACAATGAAAAAATGCAAAGTAATACATCAAGTTTAGCAGTTGTAGCAAGATTAATCAGTACAGAATGGATTTGTAGCCAGAATAATGATAGTATTGCAGATACTTTATTTAATAGGTACAAATTATTGTGCATTTGGCTTAATAAAAAATATGGTTTTGACTATGATTATAAAGATATTAAGGCTAAATTTACCCCTAAGATACCACATAATGATTTAGTTGTAGCAAATATATTAAGTCAACTTGGAGATAAATTATCTACTGAAACCGGATTATCTCAACCAAGTTTTATTGATAATCCTCATGCAGAAATGGAAAAGGCTAAAAAAGAACAGGAAATAGTTTCAGAGGGAGAGATTTTATTAGATGAATCAAAAGATTATAACTAAATTGACTGAAGATATATATAAATCTGCTGAAAATAGAGGTGCAAAATCGGACGTAAGGGAATTGTATTGGCTTAGTCATACAAAAGCTCCAGCGATATTAATTGAAGTATGTTTTGTAGACAGTAAAGCAGATACAGACTATTAAAGACATAGTTGCTAAATTAATAGCAGAAGGTATTTTGAATAAAACTATAGATAATAGCGAGGGAAAAATCATGTATAAACATACAATCATTTATGATGGAGAAGCTGATATGATACCTGCAACTGTGATTGGTTGGGGTTATAATGATGGGAAAATACTG